ATATACGCGGCCTGCACCGACGCATTCGCAGCGGGGCAGGAAAGCAAAACGGGCGGTTAGCTCAGCGGTAGAGCACTACCTTGACATGGTAGGGGTCACAGGTTCGAACCCTGTACCGCCCACCACTCTCAGGCCAGATACACCAAGGCTTGAAGTGGAAAGAGCAGATTCAGGGGTCACGCAAGGTGACCCCATAGTGACCCCAAGTAGGGCACGCAGTCTTGGAACATCCTTCCCCAAATCCTCAATGATCTCGTTCAGCGCGACGCGTACCGGGCCCATGTATGCCGGGTCGAATTTCGCGTAGGTATCCGTCGTGCCGCCGGCGTGATGGCCCAGCAGGCCGGATACGTCCCATGCGGGCACGCCGCGCTGGCGCAGCCACGTCGCCAGGGTGTGCCGGACGGTCTTTGGCACGAACCACGCCGGCAGCAGGGCGCGCTTGCGCAGCTTCCGCCACGTGGTCTTGATCGACTTGACGTGCCTGCCGTGCCAGTGGACCAGATAGGCCTCGGGCTTGGCGGTGGCGAGGTAGGCCTCCAGAGCCGGCAGCAGCGGCACCGTCGGGCGGTACTTCTTCGTCTGCCTGCGGCCCGCCGGGTTCAGTTGCACCAGGCGCGCTTCCACGTCGACCTGGAAGCGCTGCAGGTCGCGCGCTGCATCACCTCGGCACGCCGTGCACAGGCGCACCAGGAAGTACGCCCAGATGTGCTCGGGCATTTCCGCGTTCAGCAGCCGCACGATCTGGTCGCGCGTTGCATAGTGCGGGTAGGCCTCGCCGACCGGCGGCAATTCTACGAACGGAACCTGCGTGATCTCGCCGCGCTTCCATGCGCGGTTCATTGCGGACTTGCCCACACCCAGCATGCGGCGCACGTACCCGTCGGAATACTCGCGCTCAGCCAGCCATTTCAAGAAATCCTCCTGGCGCGGGATGGTCACGTCGGCAACGGTGGCAGCCGGCCCGAAGAACTCGTTCCAGAGATCCGCACCGCGACTCGCGCTGTCCTTGCTGGCCAGAGCATCCCCATGCTGATGCATGTACCGCGTAAGCACCGTGCTCAGCAGCACGTCGGACGGCGCCCGATCCTTCATGGCAGCGTTCTCAACAAACCACTGCGCCAGCGCTACCTTGGCTTCGTCAGGATCTCTTGTGCCAAGCGAAGCGCGCTGCTTGCATCCCGTGGCGTCGCGCCACGCGCGATACCAGACGGTTGAGCCCTTGCGCTGCTCGAGCCAGTAGTCGCCGAGACGGAAGCGGGTTGACACGTTTGCTGCTCCAGGTAGTTCAGAAGGTGCGTTTCGGTGTAGCGGGCCTGGCGGCCAATTCGGGTGAAGCCAATCATGCCGGCGGCGCGGCGGCGGCGCAGGGTCACCTCCGCGATCCCGAGATAGTCTGCCGCCTGTTCCTCGGTGAACAGCTCCGGCAGTCGCTCAGCGGCGCCCATGGGCCCCTCCCGCCGCCTTCCGGCGTTGCGGTTCGGCCAGGGCCGCACCGAAGTCCAGCTGCACGACGTTGTCCGCGCCGGGCGCGGCGATCGCGGGCATTACCTTTCGCGCGCTGCGGGCTGGGCGGTTGACGCGGCGCCATTCGGCCAGGGCCGCGTCAGGCTCGGCGTGCTTGCCGGTAGCCCGGCACCGGCACTCGACGAAGTGGCCGCCGCCAGCGGCGATGCTGCGCAGGTCGTGGATGTGGCGCGCGCTGTGACCGGCGGCGCAGGCCGGCAGCGGCTCGGGGTGGCTGATGTGTCGCTGGGTCATGCTGCATCTCCAAGGGAAAGGCCGGGCTGCACCGCGCGGATGCGGGCCTCGGCTATGGCTGCGTACTCGGGATCCAACTCGATGCCGATGAACTGGAACCCCTCCATGAGCGCGGCCCGGCCGGTACTGCCGCTGCCGGCGAACGGATCCAGCACCAGCCCGCCGCGCGGGGTGACGAGGCGGCACAGATAGCGCATGAGATCTGTCGGCTTCACGGTTGGGTGGTGATTGCCGTTGCGGGCCGGCCAGTTGGCCTGCTGGCGATCGCGCATCGTGGCGCCAGCGGCTACCGCCGGCGCCGGACCGGACTCCACCCCGTCGTTACGATCCTCACGGGTGGCCTTGGCGCAGTAGAAGAACCGCGCAGCGCTGCCGGCATCTGCCCGCCGGGCGCCTGGCCGCATCTTGAATCCAACGCTCCCGTGGTTGGCGCTCGATGCGCTGGCCTCGCCATTACGCGAGAGCGGCCCGCCTTCGTAGACCCGGGAAATGCGCGGGCTCGCTTCGTCTTCGCTCAGATCTGCCTTCTGTCCCGGTGCTGCAGGGAAGGCCGCGAGTACTTCCGCGCTTCCGTCGTGGATCAGGTTGGCCGGCCAGCGGCCCAACGCCTCGGCCTTCGCCACATTGGCGTTGCACCGCTCCGCGTGCGCGGCCTTAGCCTGCTCGTCCTGCATCCACGGTCGATGCCAGCCATCGGGCCCGACTTTCGGCGCACCGTTCTGGTCGCCGCCACCCAGACCATCCTCGGTCGCGATCCGGCAACAGTCGATGTTGAGCCCAGCCGTACCGTATTCCTGCCAGGTCGCGGCCACAGTACCGGCCAACGGCTTGCGCGCCACCGTGATGGGCTCCAGGGCCGGTTTGAGTGCAGTCCCGCCCCACGGGCCGTTGTGGGACTTCGGGAAGCCGGACCCGTAGACCCACGCGATCATGTCGCGGATCTCAAAGCCAGCATCCTCGATACGGGCGGCCATTCGGTGCTGGGTGCGGGTGCCGGCGAAGGACAGCAAATGGCCACCCGGTTTCAGCACGCGCAGGCATTCGGCCCAGATCTCAGTGCTCGGCACATCGTAGTCCCACCGCTTGCCCATGAAGGACAGGCCATAGGGCGGATCCGTCACGATGGCATCGACCGAGTCGGCGGCCATGCCGCGCATCACTTCCAGGCAGTCTCCGACGTGGATCATGAGAACAGCTCCGGTTGGATGGGGAGTGCCGGCGGCGCCGGGCGGGGAAGGGCCGCAGCGCGGCGGCGGGCGGACTGGGCCATGCGGAACATGCACCAGAAGCCGTGGCCCGCCTGCCGCCGGGCACGCGCCTCGCCGATCAGCACGCGCGCTGTGTGCTTGGCTTGGGTGATGGGATCAGCCACTGGCCACCTCCGGTTCTGCCAAGTGAGCCGCCCACGCTTCGAAGTGAATTCCTTGGCGGAGCCTTGAGCCACGGCGCGGCACGAACTCAGGCCGGTGGATTGCAGAGACCAGAAGCTGGGTTTCGGCGCGCTTGTTCGACGTGTCGCGGAACGGCGCGCCGTGCCAGTTGCAGTTGCCGAGCGGCACGCCATGCGAAGGCTTCAGGCAGCGCCCGTCCCATTCGAGCAAGCCCCATCCAGCCGATAAATCCTCCACCTTGATCACGCCTGCGGGGGCCGCGTAGAAACGCCAGTCTCCTACGGCGTCCGCCGGGTCAATGCGGTGCGGCTTCTTGGCGTCAGCAAGGAAATCAGACCGACTGGCCTTGACCTCGACAACGAGCGATATTCCGTCCCGCCAGCCGATGGCATCGGGCTGTTCACGGGGGCCGGCCTTGAATGGGTCGCACAGGATCGCGGCGCACCCGTTGCGGCGGAGCCACCGGACGGATGCTGCCACGATCTCGTCATGCAGCGGACCGGCCATTACATGTCCTCCCGCAGCCTGGTGCGCAGGTCACTGGGCGGCTTGACGGTGGAGAGGGTGGTGGACTGGTCCGCGTAGCGAGCCACCTCATCACCGATCACGTGGTCATCCGTGGCCCAGCAGTAGCAGGGCAGCGATCCGCACGATCCGCGGTAGACGTGATGGGTGAAGTGCTCTCGGAAGATGCGCTCGCGGGCCTGCTGTTCGATATCAGCCATTGGGCTTCTCCTTCGCGACGGCGATCATGTGCGTGGAGCCCATGACCTGGAGGTTCTTGACGTAGCGGTTGCCCGCGCAGATCACGACGTAGTCGTTGGTGATGGTCTTTTCCTGCAGCACCTGGCCGGTGGCCGGGTCGGTGACGGTGACCTTTATGGAGTCAGCCATTGGTCGGCTCCCTTCCGGCGCTGATGCGCACTGCGATCTGAGTGATGCGGGCGCAATCGCCCAGGGACTGGACGTGCTCGCCGTCTCGGCAGATTCGGGAGTCGATGACCGTTCCGTAGCCAGAAGAGAACCCCTTACCATCCCCTTCGCTGAACCCGTGGTTGGTAAGGATGTGCGCCCAGTACGTGCCATCGGTGCAGCGACTCACCTCGATCGCTCCGCCCGGGAACTCGATGATGTGCTGGGCAGACTCCATCTTCTTGGTCTTGTCTCCGAAAAGCTCAATGCGCTTGGGAGCCTTGCCGAGCCGAAGCTGCTGAGCGGTGAAGAGGTCAGCCATTGCCGTTCTCCTTTCGGCAGGAAGCAACCTGTAAGGGATCCTTACAAGTTGGGCCATTGCCCACCCCCGGCGCTGCATCGCGCTGGTCGATCAGGGCGGGCTGGGAAGGATGTTGGGTCCAATGCGTGTGGTAGCCGGGCCAGTCGCTATCGTTCGGCGTGCCGCACCATGCAGGTTCACCTGCCCAGCCTCGCCCACACCAGGCCCACCACATCACGTTGCCGTCGTTCTCGTGCCATTCCGCCAGCGAGCGGGCGATCAGCGGCCGTTGCTGCCCCAGGTCGATGCCCTGCGCGGGCGGGGCTGCGTATATGTCCCGAACCCGAAATCTGCCGGGACTGCTGGAAAAATACTCTCGGTCGTCATGGAAGCCGGCAGGCGGGTTGTCCCACCGGCCGTTGAAACAGGTGTCGTCTGCCGAGCGGCGCATGATCTGGAAACCCACCGGCACCTGCGCCCCCGGCTGGCGGGCGGCGAGGGTAACGCGCCGATTCCACAGCTCCCGGGCCTCCCTGCGGGAGCTGAAAAGGGCTGTCGCCCCTTCGCATTCAAGGCACTGCACATAGTGTTCAGCCTGACACTGCTGCATCTCAGCATCTTCGCTACCGCAGAACGGACACGGCAGCAGCGCATCCCCCTGCACCTCGCCAACCTGCTGCGGTCGCGGGCTATCCAACCCTTCCATCAGCCCGCGTGCGTGCGCTTCGCGGACCAGCTCATCACGCCAAGCCGGGTTCTCGCCAGCCTGCTGCTTGCCAGTTGCGGCGAGGGCGGCATTGGCGAACATGCGCATCTTGGACTCAGAGAACAATGGCTCCCCGGTGTGCGGGTCATGAGCCGAGGATGCCGGCAGCGGCGGCAAGTCCACCCCCTGCTGCTCGGCCAGCTCTGCGGGCTGCGGCGCGGTTGCATCGGCCAGGGCGCGCGACAGCCAGCGGATGCGGTCCTTTGCTGCGGTCAGGTAGACGATGCCGGTCAGCGCCTTGCCGGCTGCAAGGTCTGCCATTGCGGGCTGCTCGTTGCCGTGCAGGAACACGGCATTGGCCAGCTCGTCGTCGGTGAGGTTGCCCAGGGTCAAGGCGGCGCGCTCGCAGACGTAGCGGCGGCCGTGCGGATCCGGCTGCCCTTCGGCTGACCAGTTCGCCGACGGCGTAGCACGTTCATCCGCGCGCTGAAGGGCTCGAGCCACGACTGACTCGCCTTCGGTGGTCAAGGAGAACTCGTTGTTCTCATCGCCTTCGATCAGCCAGCCGCGCGCCTGGAGGTCCAGCAGCTCGGGCAGCTTCAGGGTGGTGTCGCCGGTCCAGCCGAACTGCGTGTCGCACACGATCAGGTTGCGGATGGCATCGCTGAGGTTGTTGGTGTTCTGGCCGGTCATGGCTGGCTTCCCTTCTCGTGGTCTCTGATGCGGTCGATGAGGTATGTGGTTTCGTTGCGCCACTTGGCGCGGTCGGTCGGGCCGAGGTGCTTGGCGAGGTAGTGGAGCTTTTCGAGCGGCTCGATCAGCCAGGTGATCCGGAAAGGCATGTCGGATCGGTGGTCGCGGAGCGGGGCGAAGGGCTTGCAGTCGGGTCCGGCCAGCCACTCGACTTCGCCGCAGTCCAGGCAGTGGCCTTGGCCGCCGCTACCGGCCGGCCACCGGTGCTGTTGCTTGGCCACCGGCGGGTGCAGGTAGAGCGCACGGATCACCAAGTTGCGGCGGCGCGGGTGCGTCACGTCGCCCGGCTCGGCCTCTTCCCATGGATCGTTGCTGCCGCGCCGCCGGCACTCGTAGCGGACCGGCTTTTGTATCCCGTACAGCTGCTCCATGAGGGCCTTTGCCCACGCGGCTGCGACCTCCGCCGGCACCGGCTCGCCGGCGGCGCCTGCGCGTCGCATGGCGCGGACTGTGGCGGCTACGGTCGGATCAGCCATCGCGGCCGCGCCTCCACGCCTCAGGCACCTGGGTGGCGCAGAGCAGGGCGCCCATAAGCAGGTAGACGCCGGTGTCCTCGATGCCGTGCCAGGCCATTGCGAAGGCGACGGCCGCGAGCAGGGCGCCCAGCAGCACCAGCCCGCCGGCGCGCCAGTGGCGGATCAGCCCGCGCATCGGATCTGCTCCATCAGGGCGGCGAAGTGCTCTTCCTGGCGGCGCTGCAGCCAAGCGGTGGCCAGCAGGGCGCCAGCGGCAAAGCCGACGATCAGGCCGAAGGCGAAGTCGATCCCGCTCATGCGGCACCCGGGGTGTGGTTGCGTGCGCCGTGCGCCAGGTCGCGGGTCATGTCGGCGACGGCGCGGGCAGCGCTCTTGTGGCCATCCAGTACCTCGCGACGGGCGAGGGCGGCAGCGCGGGCGATGTGGTGCGGTCGGTAGCCCATGCGCTTGGCGGCGATCGCCACGGCCAGGCCGGCGCCGTTGGCGCGCTGGGCGGTGTTGGTGGGGAACTGGAGGATGACGGCGCTCATGCGGCACCGCCGGTGGCGCGCGCAATGGCGGCATCCATCCGCTTGATCGTCAGGTGCTCGTTGAGGTCGTCGTCGGATTCGAACAGGTCGGGGGCGGCGGCCTTGATTGCGCGAGCCAGCACGCCTCGGCTGGATCGCAGGGCGGAGAGCATGTCCGGCGCGGCGGCGATCAGGTGGGCGTTCGCGCGGCATTCCTCTTCGTGGATTCCGTGCTCGCGCAAGTGTTCCTGAGCCTGCGCGGTGGCGATGCACACGCGATTCTGGCTATCGACGCTCCACGTGATGGATACGCTCTCCGACGAGCCACGGGCTTCGCTGACGGCCCACGGCCCCGGGGTGTGCTTGGCCGCGCTCATGCCTGCAGCTCCACCAGGTCGGCGTTGCCGAGCTGCAGGGGGCCGATGCGCATACCGGTGCGGATGTGGTTGGCGCGCAGTTCGAGCGCGGCGCTGGAGCCCTTCATGGCGAGCTCGGCCCATTCGGTGGGAGAGAGGTTGATCTCGACGGTGCCGAAGGAGATGGCGACGGTATCGGTGGCGTGCACGGCTTTGACCGTGACGGGACCGGAAGCGGTGAAGGCAGCGAAAGCCATGGAGGACTCCGAGCCCCGGCCCGGATGGGCTGTTACTGGGGCCACGGGGCTACGTTACCGAAACGGTTATCCATCCGTCAATACCAAAACGGTAATTATTCTGCGCGGCATCACGAGATGCTAATGTTTACCCACATTCACGAGGGGGCGGATGTCCATGAAGAGCAAGGATCAGCGGATTCAAGACGGACAAGGAAGGGCAGGGCGCAGCCGTTCAGCGCTTACGGCAATCGTGATTGGTGTGGCGCTGGTGGCGTCCATCCTCGCCGCAGCGTTTGTGGCCGCGCGTTTCGAGCCAATCAATGACGCTGATGACGACTCATCGAGCTTCTACATGCAGGCCACGACAGGAGAAGAACTCGCTGCCGTGATTCTGGATGAGCTTAGCGATCTGCTCTAACTTGCGTTAGAGCGGACCGGCGACCAGGTCAGTCGCACTCTGCGTGATTTCGAACAAGCCCGACTTCATCGAAGGCGATGCCATCGATGAAGCACTCGCGTGCGCGCTCCATGTTCGCGCGCAGTTTGATCAGCTCAGCGTCTTGGAGCTGTTCCAGCGATCCGAAGGAACCCTCTGTCTCTTGACGGACGAGCCAGTCAAGCCGATACAAGTTCGCGAGGTCGCGAATTCGGTCGCAAACGACCTTCCGGCCGGCTGCGCTCAGATGGGTACTGCCTCCGAGTACTGTCTTATCCGGCTTTACGAGCCTTAGATCCGGCCGTGCCGGCGCGCGCTCGATTTCCCGCGCGATCATCCGCGCTAGCGCCTCCAGGCGTCCCTTGTCGTCCATCCCCACCTCCATCAAGCATTGGTCCGAATTTCAGGGCCAGCTCGACAATGGTCGATGCAGAAGGGCGGGACAGGTCGTCATAGACGGCAGCCAACAGGTGAACTTGCTCGCTCGCTACGAAGACCTTGCCCTTCGTCCTGAAGAGATCTTCTAGGAACTGGCTGGCCGTCGCCAGTCTGGCAAGGTCCAGTCCCGCAGACTGAGACGCGGGTTCATCGGGTTGATCGAGGGCGCCGACAGCCAAGCCCATCGCGGCCTCAAGGTCGCGCGCGAGCTTTCGGCCGATGCCCTTGGGGTTCGATTCGGAGATCCACTGGCTGACCTGCGCCTGCTGCCAGCGTGTACCGCCGTACTCGCGGATCCAGCCAGCAGGGCCGCCGGCGGCGGCCACGATTCGGCGCATGTGAGCGGTGCGGTAAGAGGAAGAGTCCATGCCGGGAATGGTCGCCCGCATTACCGTTTCAGGAAATAACCGAAACGGTATTGACTGTCCATAACCGAAACGGTAATTTGAGCTCATGAAGCTCATTGAACTAGCTCTGTCCAAGGGTGGCACCGGCAAGATTGGATGCCCTGTCTTCGCGTCCGTGGCTGGTAAGGCCGGCTGCAGCTCCGCGACGCTTTACATGATCGCCCTCGGCCATAAGTTGGCCAGTGCGAAGCTCGCCGCGCGCATCGCCACGGCTACTGAAGGTCAAGTGGCGCGTCACGACCTGCGACCCGACGTCTTCGGTCCGGTTTTGGTGACCTCTGATCGCCAAGCGATCGCCGCGCTTGTGGACACCCGGATGAGTAAGCGCGCGCTGCGGGCCAAGTTCGGTTTCAAGACCGATGCGCCCCTTGCGAAGCTGCTGAATCTGCCGTTGGAGCAGGTTGAGGCCTGGCCGGAAGAGCAGAGCGTCCCGGCGCTGCCGCAGGTGCTGAAGCTGCTGGGCGTCCAGGAAGAGCCGTCGACCGCCGAGGCCGCACCGAGCGACCCGGACGCTGACCGAATCATCAACGTGGAGGCTGCCTGATGGCTTACGCCCGCACGAGGTGCTCACAGGTTGAAACGACCTCGAAGCCGTCGCCGTCCGCGTTGACTGCACTGCCATCCGCCAGCGTGTACCGGGCAAGGCCTTCGACCCAGCTTCGGCCGCTGAGCCCTGAGGTTTCGATGCGGGTCCGGTGCTTGATGACCGATACCACGCGCCCGTCTTCCCCACGCGTTTCGATTCGTTCCATGTCCATGGAGAACCCCAATGTCTGAGTTGACCCCCGAGCAGGCCCGGGAGCATCACCTGTCGCGCATTCGTGAATACGCAGTCAAGCGCGACCTGAGCGGTGAGCATATCGCACTGATCTTTCAGGCTGGCATTGCTGCGGCGGGCCAGCTGCGGCCTGACCTGATCAAGAGCGAGGCTGCCTGACATGCGCGCTCGCTTTCCGCGGATCTCGTCGCTGCTGGCCAAGGAGCCGCCGAAGAGCGCGGGTATTCGGCCTGCCAAAGCGTTTCCTTCCGCAACGACGGATGCAGGCATCCAGTGGACCCTCACTGAAGAACAGGTGAGGGAGTCACTGGAATGGTGGGCCGGTGCGATCACCGCTGAAGAAATTGCAGCGTGGCAGCGATACCACGCCGCTAGTGAGTCTCGCCGCGCTCCGCGAAGGTTTCGCGTAGCCGCGCGATGTGCGCGTCGAGTAGCGCTGATTGTTCGTCTTTTCCGTTGGCCTTTGAAAGCAGGGAGTTGAGCGAAAGCCTGGTCACGTAGTCCTCCACGTCCAGGACTTTTCGGTGATCCAGCGCCATCGCCAACGAAAGAACCGCCGTCATAGCCACCTCGTACCTTGCTTCGTCCATGTCGCCCTCCTTGCGGGCTGAGTTGTTCGCACATCCAGCGTAACGCAAGGAGGGCGGCGCCCTCGATCCCTGAGTAGTTGTTGTCCATGGCGCTGATGTTGCGCCGCCGCACATCCCGAATCCACGTTCACAGAGCCCCTTCATGAACATCATCGATGCCGCCCACAAGACCGTCCACGCCTACCCCGGCGGTAGCGAGTCGCTCGCCCCGCGCATTGGGATGTCGGCGGCGGTGCTGCGCAACAAGGTCAACCCGAACAACACCACGCACCACCTGACGCTGGTGGAAGCCAGCGAGATCATGGGCGTGACCGGCAACGACAGCGTGCTGCACGCGCTGGCCGCCGAGCATGGCTACACGCTATCGAAGAACGAGGCATCGCCTAGCGGCAGCCTGATCGGCTCGCTGTTGGCGGCCAGCGGTGCCAAGGGCGACCTGGCAGACCTGATCGCCGACGCGATGGAAGACCAGCGCATTACCCCGAACGAGGCTTCGGCCATCGCCCAGCACTGTTCCCGCCTACAGGCGATCTTCGCCGAGCTGGCCCAGCACGCCGCGGCGGCTGCCGCGAAGGATGCCCCATGAATCACCCTGCACGATCCACCGACCCTAGCACGAGCCACGAGGCGGCGAGCCACGTCGTCAGCAGCGGCGTGCAGACCCAGCAGCAAGCCTGCGCCCTTGCGGCAGTGCGCCAGCACCCGGGGCTGACCAGCGCCGAGCTGTCCCAGGCCAGTGGCCTCGATCGATTCATGCTCGCTCGCCGTCTTCCGGAGCTGCTGGAAGCAGAGCTGGTTTGCCATGGCGAAGCGAGGAAGTGCGCGGTCAGCGGCCGGCGCGCGATGACGTGGGACCTGGTTTCTGCCGGCGACCGCAACGAACCTGCGGCGGCCTGACCCATGAGCATCAGCCTGATGACCGCCGCATGGCGCCTTGACCTTGCCGCCGCGCCGAAGCTCGTGCTTCTGGCGATGTGCGACTGGGCCAACGATGACGGTGCGAGCCTGCACCCGTCGGTGCGGCTGGTGTCGATCCGTGCCTCGATGAGCGAGCGCAACGCGAAGCGCGTCCTGCACAACCTGATCGATGCCGGCTGGCTGTCGGTGGTGGGCAATTCCCTGGGCGGCAAGCCGGGCATGACCCGTCAGTACCAGCTCAACGTCGCAGCGATCATGCGCGGCTCGATCGACCCGACGGGTGACAACTTGTCACGGGTGACAAATAAGGCGGGGACGGGTGACACCACGGGTAAGAGACGGGTGACAAATGGAGCAGAGACGGGTGACACGGGTGTCACCCTAACCACCATAGAACCATCAGTAGAACCACCAAAAGCAAAGAAGCGCGCAAGCGCGCCGACCGCCCACCCGGCGGATCTGGATTTCTCGACCTGGCCGACCCTGCCGTCCGCCCAGGTCCTGGCCGACTGGCTGCAGCTGCGCCGCCAGCGCCGCGCCCCGGTGACACCGACCGTGCTCACCAGCTTTGGCCACGAGCTGCACCAGGCCGCTGCCCTCGGCTTCACCGTCGATGACTGCCTCCGCAAGTGCTGCAACCGCAACTGGCAGGGCTTCGAAGCTGCCTGGCTCGAACGCGAGCTGACCACCACCAACCGTCCCACTGGAGGCACCCATGCAATCCGTCGCGAATCTCCTGCCGAGCGTGTCCTCCGCCATGCCATCGATGGCGAGCGCGCCGACGCAGACGCCGCGCGCAGCCCTGTCATCGACGGTGACGCGCACCCTGTGGGTTCGGATGGCTGAGATCTACGGCGGCCGCTGGACGGGCAGCTACGGGGACAACCCGAACGAGGGCGCTGCGCTGACCTGGGCCAAGGGTCTGGCCGGCCTGGCCGGCGAGCAGCTGGCCGCCGGCATCAGCGCCTGCATCAGCTGCGCCGATCCCTGGCCACCGACGCTGCCCGAGTTCCGCCTGCGCTGCCTTGGTGTCCCGGCTTTCGCCGCGGTGCGCGCCGATGCGGGCAAGCAGGACGGGTTCACCCGGCTGGTGTGGCAGTACCTCGACGGACACCGCTACCGGATGGCGAGTTCGGACATGGCCGACCGCCTGCTGCGAGAGGCGTATGACCAGGCCCGCGAGCACGTGATGCGCGGCGGGACGCTGCCGGAGGCACCGGTGGCCGAGATTGAGCACCAGATCCGCGAGCAGGTGCCGGCGAGCCGCGAGCAGGTGCAGCAGCACCTCGCGGAGATCGCTCGCGAACTGCACCTGTCGGAGACGGAGGTCGAGGCGATGGGCGTGGCCGGGCTGATGGATGCCGGTGCCGGCGCAGCGGAGGCGGCCTGATGCGCGCGCTGCGGACCCAGCTGGACATCTTCGAACACGACCCCGCGCGGCTGGCCAAGGCCAACCGTGTGGCGGCCGAGACGGCGCTGATCGACGTGCAGTTCACCGCAACCGAGCGCCAGGAGCGCCACGACTACTACCTGGGCGAGGCGCTTCGGCTTGAAGCGCTGGCCCGCCAATGCCATCGCGCGCCGGCCCGCCGCCGCCGCACCGCCACACAGACAGGAGCAACAGCCCGATGAAACCACTGGTCATCTACCACGCCAACTGCGCCGACGGGTTTACCGCGGCATGGGCCGTGCGCCAGGCGATGGAATGCGACTTCCACGCGGCCGTCCACGGTGCACCGCCGCCGCCGGTCGAAGGCCGCGACCTCGTGCTGGTGGACTTCTGCTACCCGCCGCACGTGATGCTGGACCTGCAACTGGTCGCCCGGTCGATCCTGGTGCTGGACCACCACAAGAGCGCCGAGGCGGATATGCCAGCCAATCCCTTGACCGCTGACGACCAGCTGACCGTTGTTCGCATTGAAGGCTTCGACGTCGATGGAGACCCGACCTGGCGTCACTTCCAAGGGTGGGTTGAGCAGGACAACTGCGAGGGCATCCGCAAGGCGATGATCTACGCGCTGTTCGACATGGATCGAAGCGGCGCGGGCATCGCGTGGGACTTCTTCCACCCCGGCGCACCGCGCCCTGAACTGATCGACCACGTGGAAGACCGGGACCTGTGGCGCTTCGCGCTGCCGGGTACGCGCGAGATTCAGGCGGCGGTCTTCAGCTACCCCTACGAGTTCGACGTCTGGGACCTGCTGATGGAGACGCCGATGGAGACGCTGCGCGCCCAGGGCGTGGCGATCGAGCGCAAGCACCACAAGGACGTGGCCGAGCTGGTGAAGGTGGCGAAGCGCCGGATGGTGATCGGGCACTACGAGGTGCCGGTGGCCAGCCTGCCGTACACCCTGGCCAGCGACGCCGGTCATCTGATGGCGAAGGGCAAGCCGTTCGCGGCCTGCTACTACGACAAGGACGGCGGCCGGGTCTTCAGCCTGCGCTCGACCGATCAGGGCGTCGACGTGAGCGAAGTCGCCAAGCTGTATGGCGGCGGCGGGCATGCGCGCGCTGCAGGGTTCACGGTCCCGCGCGACCACGAACTGGCGAGGGCGTGATGGACTTCACCGCCTTCAGCACCCGCAGCAAGTACGCCGCCCAGATCAACGCCGGCTATTCGGCCCGGTTGGACAGCGCCGGGCTGAGCACGAACCCGCACATGGTGTGGGTGGACACCCAGGATGAGCTGGAGCCGCGCAAGGTGCAGCCGCTTGGCGAGAAGGCCTTGGCCTGGCAGCACGGCTGGCGCGCCGCCGACCGCGACGAGAAGCGCAGGGGAGGCGCGCGCTGATGTGGTCGAAGGCGCCGCCGCCCACCGCCGCCGAGGGCGCCCGGATCGAGGCGGCCAAGGTCGGCCCCTGCATGGCATGCCTGTCGCTGATCGCCCAGGGGCTGATGGCCCCCGGCCAGGCGGTCTACGGCTGCGACTACAACCACGCCAAGAGCGGGAACAGGCGCCGCGGCCATGCGTTCGGCTACGCCCTGTGCGTGTGGCACCACCGCCGTCACCCGATGCAGGGGAAGACCTTCGGCGAGATGCGCGAGATCTACGGTCCGAGCCTGATGGATGGCTCGCGGACCTTCCACGAGACCTACGGGACCGACGACGAGCTGATCGAGCAGCAGACGGTGGTCAACCAACTGAGGGAAGCAGCATGAGCAAGAAGTACGGTGAACTGGCGCAGCAGCTGAGGCAGGTGTTCAACGCCTCCCCGGACGATTACCTGACCTCGCAGACCCTCTACGAGCGCATGGGCGCGGCCGGTGCGACCCAGCAGCAGGAGCGGGAGAGCATCCGCGACACGCTTCCGTGGCTGCTGCGATGCGGGTTCCTGGTGAAGCAAGGCCGCGGCATGACGGCCAGCTTCAAGGCGAGCGGGCAGGGCATGAAGCGCCAGCGGATGACCGAGGAACAGCTGCAGGAGCGCCGACGCGAGCGGGCCGCTCTGCGGTCCCAGCGTGAGCGCGCAGCGCGGCTGCAGCGCACCCAGGCGGCCCGCGTAGGCGTCAAGGCAGCGAACACGCCGGCCCCGGCCACCGTGAAGGCGGATGTTCCGGCCGAGACGGTGGAGCAGTTCCTGGCGCGGGGCGGCCGGGTGCAGCGCCTGGCGGCGCACTGGGAGCAGATGGAGTGCGCGGCATGAGCCGAGAGAGCGCGTACACCTACACAGGCCGGCAGCCGGGGAACCTTGATGCGTGGCGGATCGGCGAGGCCTGCTCGGCCGCATCCAAGGCATCGGCTGGAGATCCCATCGACCGGGGATTGGTGCTGCTGCGCGAGCTTGAGGCGAAAGGCTTCGCGATCCTGCCGCTGGACGCGACCCGCAATGGCTACTGATCGCGTGCTGGAGCTGGTGCTGCCCTGGCCGAGCAAGGACCTGTCGCCGAACGCGCGGGTCAACTGGCGCCGGAGGGCGGAAGCGACCAAGGCGGCGCGTCAGACTGCGGTCGTCCTGGCCTTCGAGGCCGGCTGGCGTGACGCCTGGCTGCCAGAGGGCCGCCTGCATCTGTGGATCAACTTCTACCAGACGCCCAGGAAGGTGCTGCCCGACGACGACAACCTGCTGCTGCGGTTCAAGGCGTACCGCGACGGCATCGCCCAGGTGCTGGGCATCGACGACAAGCGTTTCATCAGCCACCCGTTCGTTAGCAACGAGCGCCGGCCTGGCGGGCAGGTGGTGGTGCGCATCACCGGTGCGGGACAAACCAACGATCAACTGGGGAATGAAGATGGCAAACGTCCGTGAGCTGATGGCCCGTCTGGGTCCGTCCACCGTCAAATTCGACACCGGCCGCGGCGGGACGCCCGACCTCACCAACCAGGACATTGCGGCTGCGCTAGGCATGGTGCCTGCTGGGCTGGGCCGGGAGCTGCTGGAGGCCTGCTGGTGGCCGGACGGCGCGGCCCTGCGCCGGCACAAGCTGCGGGACGCGGTGATCGCCCTGGTGACTCCCGAGCTGCGCCGGCAGCAGCGCCGCCTGGCTGACGCGCGCACGGAGCTGGGCCTGGCCGAGGTGTGCATGGGCTGGGCCGGCGCGGTGACGGCAGAGCAGCGGGCCGAGCGCGACCGGGCGGCGCAGCGGTTGGGCCAGATCAAGGCGCAGTGCTGGCCGATCAGCACGCTGGAGTCGCTGCCGAGTTTGGCCGGTGCGGCGATCAGCGAAATCGCCACGAGGCCGCATTGCCATGGCTGTGAAGGTCGTGGGGAAGTCCAGATTGGCGACCTGCGCGGGGTGTGCAAGGTGTGCAGCGGCTCCGGGCTAGGTGCCGTGAGCGACCGTCGTCGTGCTGCTGCCATTGGGAGGGATGAATCCACCTACCGCAGCAAATGGCGTGGCGTCTACGAATGGCTGCTGAGCCAGCTGCAGGATGCTGAACAGGAGGCGGCTTGGGCGTTTATGATGGCCCTTGATCGGGGGAATGGAGCGGCCGCATAGATGGACACCAAGGCCAAGAGAGCCGGCTTGATGGCGTTGATACTCATGGGCGCCCTGTTCGCTCTCGTTCGCCGACCAACGGTCATACTCATTGCGTTGCTGGTCCTCTACTGGAACTGCGAGCGCATCTTCGGCGTTGCTCCTCTAAAGCCCTACGAGCTCACTGACCTCATTGGTCAGGCAAAGGAAGCCGCCATCGCTGCTGCAGGCCTAGTCTTGGCGGCGGCATCGGTCTCAGCATTTAAGCGCGTGAAGCGCCTCGATTTAGAGCTCGCGGCTGGCTCGGCAATCAAATTGATGATGCGCGACGCATCGGAGCTACTCAGCCGAAACCAGCTGTTCTGTGAGAATCTCATCGAGCTCAGGGAAAAGTACCTTCGAAGCATCGATGGGACTGAGAGCACCGCAGAGCAGCGGGCGGGCCTCACCAGAGAAATCGCGGTCCGATGGGAGTTCTTGATGAGCTCAGTTCAGCAAAAGAGATCAGACCAAGAGCAAACCTGGAACCTACCAAGGCGGCTAATCGAGCTGAAGAACCAGCACTCAGCCATTCTGCAGTCGAGGGTGGTAACCCCATGGCTACTTGAGCGTGCGCAGCACCACCTTGAGGTCGTCGCCGATGCTGCCCAGTACCCCATCCCAGCAGATGGCCAGGCGGCTCGCGAATTCATCGCAGGATTGCTGACGTCCGGCGCGCGGGCCAGTTCGTATCTTGATGCCGACGAGAAGCACGCTATGAAGTTCTTCGGCTACATGGGCGGCGCATCGGTGATTGGATCCACCTCAGTCGCCCCTGCATCCGTGATCAATGCCATACGGGCAGGCTGGAGGCTGTGGAAGATGTAGGTGCGGGAGTGACACTCCCGCACTTTTATCGGTAGATTCACTACTATCGCGCACGACCTCAGCCCCGGCCAACAAGCGGGGCTTTTCCTTTGCCCGCTTCCCAGACCGGATCAACCCTTGCGCCCAGCCGGCGGCGGGGCGGGCGCCCTGACAGAGAAAGCCCATGGCTCGCATCACTCCCCAACAAGCAGGCGGCGTGAACGTCGTGGCGTTCCTGGACATGCTGGCCTGGTCCGAGGGCACCGACAACGGCAAGCAGCCGACCAAGGATCACGGCTATGACGTGATCGTGGGAGGCAGGCTGTTCACCGGTTATGCCGACCACCCGCGCGAGCTGGTTTCGCTGCCCAGGCTGGGCATCAAGTCCACGGCGGCTGGTCGCTACCAGCTGCTGTCGCGGTACTACGACGCGTACCGCCGGCTGCTGGGGCTGAAGGACTTCTCACCGCTCAGCCAAGATCTGATCGCTATCCAGCAGATCAGGGAGCGGCGGGCGCTGGAGCTGATCAAGGCCGGCCAGGTGGTCAAGGCAATCAGCTTCGTGCGCAATATCTGGGCGAGCCTCCCGGGCGCTGGCTACGGCCAGCACGAGCGGAAGCTGGAAGACCTGCTGGCGGCCTACCGCAAAGCTGGTGGCGTGGTCGTGTCATGACCGAGGAAACCGTCCCGTGGTGGATGGCCGGCGGTCTCGCCGCGTTCTGGGTGGCAAGGGAAACTTGGGGGGCGCTGCTCTCCCGCCGCAAAGAGCGGACCGAGACAGACGCCAACGTCGACCTGTTGAACGGCTTGGTGCAGCGCGTGAAGTCGCTGGAGGAATCCCAGGCGGCGACCACGCTGCAGCTGGCCGAGGAAATCAAGCTGCGCATGACCGCGCAGGAAGAGGCCCACCGACTGAGGCTGCGGGTTATGTCGTTGGAGTCAGCCATGCGCCAGGTAGGCGCGGTGATCCCGCCGGAGATGCCCTGATGATCCGTCTCTATGCGCTGCTCGCCGCCGTGGCGATAGCCTTGTCCTTCTGGGCGGGCTGGTCCTGGCGCGGCGACCGCGCCGAGGGCGCACAAGCCCGACAGCAGGCAGGCGCCAGCGCCGCTGTGGTGGAACAGGTCAACAAGGCCCGGGTGACCGAGCACACCCAGGCCGACACCATGGCCACCATCGGAGCGAAGCATGAAGAAGACCGCGCTGCGGCCCCGGCCGTCGTTGATGCTGTTGTGGCTGGTTTGCGTGATGGCACTCTCCGCTTGCGCGACGACCTCGCCGCGTGCCACACCGACCTCCTGTCCCAAGCCGCAGCCGGCACCATCGAACGTGATGCGGCCACCCAGCGCCGAGAAGAGTTTGCGGGCCGAGTTGTTCGAATCGGTCGAGACGCCGACGACCAGCTCCGCGCCTGCCAAGCCGTAGTGACTGAGTATCAGGCTGCTGGAGGCAATGGACCGTGACCTGGTCTCCGGGCCATCGCCCACTGACCGTGCTTACAGTGCAGCTGAGCACAGAGCTGGCTGCGGCGGCCAAGCGCGTCGGCAAGGCGAAGAGCTGGCAAGTGCGTGACGCCCACCTCGCCGCAGTGCGTGTGCTTCTGGCGAAGCTGGAAGCCCAAGAATCGGGTGAGCAGGATGACTGTTGCCGGCCGCCTGTTCCGCCCTCGTCGAGGTGAGTAAGTAGTGCCGAGTCGAGCTCCGAAGCATCGGCCGTACAAGGCTGCTGCCGCTGCGCACGTACCAGCTGAGTCCGTCCGGTTGACTACCGCCCAACGGGGCTACGGCTCCCGATGGCAGAAGGCCCGCGAGACGTTCCTCAAACGAGCGCCGCTTTGTGTGGAGTGCCAGCGATCCGGCCGAGTGAGGCTCGCTACGGTGGTCGATCACATCAAGCCGCACAAACGCTGCCAAGCGCTGTTCTGGGACACCGGCAACTGGCAGGCCCTCTGCAAGCGCTGCCACGACGCCAAAACGGCTAGGGAAGACGGTGGATTCGGGAACGCCGTTCGGCCGACGCGTGTTCCATAAATGGAACGATATTTAACGAAAAATTAACAAAATGGGGAGGGGAGGTCAAAAGTTTGAGAGTCATTCTCACCTGACCATACGCCCACCCGTTCTTTCCCACCGTCAGTTGGGAAAAACCATTTTTATCAGTTCAGCCGTTGCGCTGATGGAACGAACCATGGGTAATCCTCGTAAGCCGACATCGCTGAAAGTGGTGGCGGGGACGGACCGTCCGGATCGTGAACCCGCGGCGTCGGTCGATCTACCACTCGTGTCGGATGTCCCCTCGGCGCCTGATTGGCTGCCGAACGCCCATGCTATCAAGGAATGGGACCGGTTGGCGCCAATCCTGCACGCGAACAAGTTGCTGACCGAGGCAGGGCTTTCTGCCTTCGGCCAGCTGTGCGCGCTGCATGGCAACACCGTGCAGCTCTACTCGGCCGGCTTGGCGCCGGTGGCTTCGATGGTGTCCCAGCTGCGCGGCCTGATGAACGACTTCGGGCTGACGCCGGTCGCCCAGGGCAAGGTCAGGCCGTCCGGCGATGTCGAAAAGACAGGAAATTCATTCGCCAATAACGGGGCGAAGCGGAAGACCCGTGCGTGATTACGTTGGCATCGCCACGGCATATGCCGAAGAGGCGGTAGCCGACAAGAAGGGCAAGAAGTTCGGCAAGTGGATTCGGCTGGCCGGCAAGCGGTTCCTCGCGGACCTGAAGCGCGCCAAGCGGAAGCGGCCTCCGTTCCTGTTCGATGAGTGGCACGCATGCGACCCATGCGACTTCATCGAGAAGCTGCCCCACGTTGAAGGGAAGTGGGCACGACCGGAGATCGAGCTGCACCGGTCCCACGTGTTTTTCGTGGTGCAGCTGTTCGGCTTCCGCAACCTGGATGGCAGCCGGCGCTTCACCTCGGCGCTGTTCGCGGTTGCCCGCAAGAACGCCAAGTCCACGTTGGCCGCGGCGATCCTGCTCTACTGCCAGTGCTGTGAAGAGGAGGAGGGCGCCCAGATCATCTCGGCGGCCACAACCGGCAGCCAGGCGCGGATCATCTTCAACGTCGCCAAGCGGATGACCGAGAAGACGCCCGACCTGCAGGAGGCGTTCGGGCTTGCGTGCTGGGCCAACGCGATCAGTCGCGTGGAGACGGGGGCAACCTTCAAGCCCATCAACTCCAAGGCCAGCACGCAGGACGGCCTGAACCCGTCGCATGTTGGCCTGGACGAGATCCACGCTCACAAGTCGGCGGACCTGTTGAACGTTCTGACGTCAGCGGCGGGCGCACGCAGCAACCCGCTGTGGCTTTACACCACGACCGAGGGGTATACCAACCCGGGGCCGTGGGGGGAAATCAGGCAGTTCGCCAAGCAGGTGCTGCAAGGCATCCTGGGCGACTCGGCCGACCACTTCCTGGTGGTGTTCTTCGCCGTCGACGATGACGACGACGAGTTCGACGAATCAGCTTGGCCCAAGGCCAACCCGCTGATGGACGCCAACCCGCACCTGCTGAAGGCGATCCGCAAGGAGGCCGTCGAGGCGCGGCAGATGCCCTCGAAGCTGGCCGAATTCAAGATTAAGCGACTTAACCGGCCGGCTTCCTCCGCCACTGGCTGGGTGGACCTGACGAAGTGGCAGAAGTGCGGCGGCGCGGTCGATCTGGACTGGCTCGCGGGGCAGCCGTGCTGGGGCGCATTCGATCTGGCGAGCACGCTGGATATGACGTCTTGGCGCCTGGTGTGGAAGGTGGACGACGTCTATTACACCTGGGGCCGTCGATTCGTTCCGGCGGACGCGGTGCGTGCGCGCACGGAGCGCGGCGTGGTTCCGTATGCGGGCTGGGTGGCGGCTGAGTTGATCGAGACCACCGAAGGGGAGGTCACCGACTACAGCGTGGTGGAGGCGAGGATCCGTGAGGACATCGATCGATTCGGTCCTCAGGCGATCGCCTACGACCGCTGGAACGCCGCTGAAATTGCGCAGCGCCTCTTGGCCGATGGTCACCCGCTGGTCGAGTTCAACCAGACCACGAAGAACTACCACCCAGCCATGCAGGAGCTGGAGCGGGCATACATCGGAAAGAAGGTCTGCCATGGGAACGACCAGGTCCTGAACTGGTGTGCCTCCAACCTCATCGCTGTGAAAGACGGAAACCTGAACATGAAGCCCGACAAGAAGCGATCGCCGGACAAGATCGATGACATGGCGACACTGCTGATGGCGATTGGTATCAGCATGCCTACCGCTGTCCAGGACGACGCCAGCGACTTCATTTCCAGCCCGGTGATCGGATGAAGACCAAGGCAGCTAAGCCGGGCCGACTGCGTGCGGCTGCACTGAAATGGCTGGGCGTACCTGTTCACCTGACGGATGGCGACTTCTGGGCTGAATTCTTCGGGTCGAGTTCGAATGCTGGTGTTCCGGTCAACCACCAGACGGTGTTGAAATTGTCAGCGGTTTGGTCGTGCGTCCGTCTCATCTCGGAGACCATCTCCACGCTGCCACTCTCGATGTACGAGAAGACCAGCAGCGGGAAGCGGGTAGCGAGCCATCATCCGCTGCAGTTCATCCTCCACGACCAACCCAATGCGGACACCACTGCGGCGGTCCACTGGGAGGCGAGCGTGGCGGCGATGCTCCTGCGCGGGAACGCTCGCTGCGAAAAGCTGATGATCGGCGGCAAGGTGATCGGACTGCAGTTCCTGCACCCGGACAGGCTTGCCTCGTTCCGCCGCAACGGCGTCAAGGTGTGGCGATACACCGACGAGAACGGCACCCAGCGCGAGATCTCCAACGATAGAGTCTGGAGCATCCCTGGCTTTTCTCTCGATGGAAAGGAAGGCGTCTCCGTCATTGGCTACGGTGCGGAGGTGTTCGGCGCGGCGATCGGTGCCGACATGGCTGCCAGTTCGACGTTCTCCAAGGGCTTGCTGCCGACCACGGCAATCACCTACCCGAGCACGCTGAAGCCTGATCAGCGCAACGATGCTCGCCAGACGCTGGAGGCACTGAGCGGAGCGGTTAATGCCGGCCGTCCGGTCATCCTCGAGGCCGGTTCAGAAATCAAGACGATCGGCATCAACCCATCGGATGCTCAGCTGCTCGAATCTCGCGCCTTCTCAGTCGAGGAAATCTGCCGCTGGTTCCGCGTACCGCCCTTCATGGTCGGTCACAGCGAGAAGTCCACCAGTTGGGGGACGGGGATCGAGCAGCAGATGATTGGCTTTCTGACCTTCACCCTGGGGCCGTGGCTTCGCCGAATCGAGCAGGCGATCAGCAAGGATCTTCTGACCCCGGCGGAGCGGCTGAGGTACTACCCGAAGTTTGCGGTGGAAGGACTACTCCGTGCCGATAGCGCCGGCCGCGCTTCCTTCTACGCCGCGATGGTCAATAACGGCATCCTGACGCGTGACGAAGTCCGCGAGCTGGAAGACCGGGAGCCCATGGGCGGTAACGCAGCTGTACTGACGGTCCAGACGGCGTTGGCGCCGCTGGACAAGCTTGGCCAGGCCGAAGACGGCAATGCAGCCCGTGCGTCCCTACGCGCCTTCCTCGGCGTGCCTGACGCCACCAGCAAGGAATAAGAGATGACCATCCGTGCAACCCCGGGCGTCCCCAGCGGACGGCCGCAGATGGACGTGCGTAGCTATATCGCGCCGGCTGCTTTCGATCGCTGGGACTCCAGCATCCGTGCCGCTGCCGAGAACGAAGAGGACCGAACGATCGGCATCTACGACGTCATCGGCGAAGACTGGTGGACGGGCGGCGGCTTTACTGCCAAGCGCATGTCAGCTGCCCTGAGATCCCTCGGCAAGGGTCCTGTGACCGTGGCGATCAACTCGCCCGGTGGCGACATGTTCGAAGGCCTGGCGATGTACTCGATGCTGAGAGAGCACCCCGGCGAGGTGACCGTGAAGGTCATGGGAATCGCCGCCTCTGCCGCTTCGATCATTGCAATGGCCGGGGATCAGGTCCAGGTGGCGCGCGCCGGTTTCCTGATGATCCACAACTGCTGGCTGCTCGCTGCGGGCAACCGACACGAGCTGCGCGAGATCGCCGACCAGCTGGAGCCTTTCGACCAGGCCATGGCCGACGTCTATGCGGCCCGGACCGGTGAGGACGTCAAGGCGATGCAGAAGCTGATGGATCGCGAGTCCTACATCGGCGGCAGTGCCGCTGTATCGCAGGGCTTCGCCGATTCCCTTCTCGACTCCGACGAAATCAGCAAGACCGACGACGGCAAGAACGCGTCAGCCGTTCGCCGTATGGAGGCAGCGCTCCGAGCATCGGGGATGCCCAAGTCCGAGGCAATGCGTCTTATCAGCCAATTCAAGTCCAGCGCGGGTGATCCCGCTGGCAACGGTGAGGGCGATCCCACCAAGCCTGTGGCGCCGCCAGCGGCGCAGATCCAACCAAATGCGGCGCTTGCCGCGAACCTCACCAACATCCTGTAAGGAGAGCCTCCATGCCCCAGATCGACGACGATATCAAGAACATCAACTCCAGTTTGGAGAAGGTGAACGACCAGCTGAAGAAGCACGCGGAGCAGGCCAAGGCCGATATCAACGCGCATGCACAGCTGTCCGAAGAAACCAAGGGCAAGGTCGACCAGCTGTTGGTCGCCCAGGGCGAGCTGCAGGCCAACCTGCAGGCAGCCCAGCAGGTGATCGCCAAGCTCGAGCAGGGCGGCGGGGTGCCGGCCAAGGCCCGCACCATCGGCGAGGTCGTGGCGACCTCCGACGTGTGCAAGAACTTCAACCCCGGCATGCAGGGCAGTTTCACGGTCAAGGCCGCGATCACGCGCGAGGACGCATCGGCGGGCAGCCTTATCGAGCCGCACCGTATCCCGGGAATCGTGGCCACCCCGAACCAGCGCCTGTTCCTTCGCGATCTGCTCACCTGGGGCACGACCACGTCAGATAGCCTGGAGTACGTGCGGGAAACGGGATTCACCAACAATGCCGAAGTCGTGGCCGAGAATCCGACCAACCCGAAGCCTGAGTCTGACTTGGCCTTCGAGCTGGACTCGGCGAAGGTCGCCACCATTGCCCACTGGATTCGCGCCTCCAAGCAGGTCCTGCGCGACGCCGGCATGCTGCAGGCCTACATCAACGGCCGCCTGATGTACGGCCTGAAGCTGAAGGAAGAAGCCCAGCTGTTGAAGGGCTCGGGCGTTGGCCTGAATATCAACGGCCTGTACACCCAGGCGACGACCTACGCGAACCCGGGTGTGGTGGTGCAGAACGAGACCGCCATCGACCGTCTGCGCATTGCCATGCTGCAAGTCACCCTGGCCGAGTACGAGGCCGACGGCATCGTGCTGAACCCGATCGACTGGACCACCATCGAGCTGTCGAAGACCACCGAGAACGCCTACCTCTTCGCCACGCCGCGTGGCCTCGCCGTTCCCGGCCTGTGGGCACGTCCGGTCGTGGCCACCAAGGCCATGGACCTGGGCGACTTCCTCACCGGTGCCTTCAAGATGGGCGCCCAGGGCTGGGACCGCGAACAGGCGAACATCACCGTCTCCAACCAGGACCGCGACAACTTCGTCAAGAACATGGTCACCATCCTCTGCGAAGAGGACGTGGGCTTGACCGTCTTCCGCCCCGAGGCCTTCGTGAAGGGCGGCTTCGACGGCCTGCCGGTCACCGATGGCGCGGGCGCCGGCGGCTGATCCCCTGAGGCGCCCGGTAGCCCCGGGCGCTTCCCCTGACGAAGGAACCGAATCATGGCCAAGGTCATTGCACTCACCTCGTTCGAACACCACGGAAGCCGCAGCCGCGGCGCACAGTTCGACGTATCCACCCAGCACGCAGACTTGCTGGCCAAGCGCGGCCTCGTGAAGCTGGCTGGGCAGTCCGCCCCGGCCGGCGGCTCCCCCGCGGCGCCGACCAGCGAGACCAACGATGGCGCTCAGCTGGTCCGCCAGAAGGCTTCCGACGCGATCGCGGCGATTGCAGCGGTTACCGATCTCGCACGGCTTGACGCAGCGTTGAAGGCGGAAACAGCCAAGGGCGACAAAGCTCGTGCCACGGTGGTTGAAGCGATTGAAACCGCCATCAAGGCCGCAGCGCAGGCGCAGGCCTGAGCCATGCGCCTGGTGACCATTGAGGAGGCCCGGCAGCACTGCCGGGTCGATAGCGACGACGACCAGATGCTGACGCTCTATGGCGGAGCAGCAGAGGACGCCGCTCAGGAGTTCCTGAATCGGCGGGTTTACAAGGACGAGGACGCCCTGGCTGCGGCGGTACTGGCCGGCACTGCAGGGTGCGATCCGATCGTTGTCAACGACGCGATCCGGGCAGCGGTGCTGCTCACCCTCGGTCACCTGTATGCGAACCGCGAAAACGTGATCGTCGGCAGTGCGGTGTCGGAGATGAAGGAAGGCACCCGCAGCCTGCTCTGGCCCTACCGGGTCGGGCTCGGGGTTTGATGTGGCCTGCCAGGGGTGTCTGCAGCGTAGGGCCTGGCTGTTGAAATGGATGGGGATTGCCCATGAACGAGCAAAACGAGCTGTCGGAAGCGCTGAAGGCGTCGGCCGAAGCACAGATAGCGCAGGCAGAAGCGATGATGGCGCTGGCGCAAGCACTGGCGGAGAACGCGGAAGCGACCAACCGGCTGATGGACTACGTCTGCCAGAGCGAGGACGTGGAGGCTGATCCGGAGGCCGGCAGCTACATGAGCGGGAAGCCGCGGTGATCGCCGCCGGACGTCTCCGCCACCGGGTTCTGATACAGAACCCCGTGGAGAGCCAGGATCCCAGATCAGGCGCACCCATCACGACGTGGGTCGATCTGGCTACGGTCTTCGCCGAAGTAGTGCCGTCGTCCGTCCGCGAGTTCGTGGCCGCCCAGGCGATCGACAGCGAGGTGATCTCCCGCATCACCATCCGGCACCGGGCTGGCGTCAGCGACAAGAGCCGCATCATCCACAGGGGGCAGGTCTACAACGTGCACGGTGTGCTGGCCGATCCAGTCAGCGGGCTGGAATACATGACGCTGCCATGCAGCGAGGGGGTCAACGATGGCTGACGACATCCGATTCGACGTCAGCGGCCTCGCCGGTGTTCGAGAGCGCATGAGGGGGCTGAAGGCGGAGGTTAGCTTTCGCGCGGGAAGAACGGCGCTGCGCGCCGCGTCGCGAGTGCTCCGCGATCAGGCGCGGGAGAATGCAAGAAAGCTTGATGACCCGACGACCCCTGAGGAGATCTGGAAAAACATCGATATCCGATGGAATTCAAGAGCATTCAAGCGTGATGGTGTCCTGCCATTTCGAGTCGGCGTTCTTGGAGGTGCCCGGCGATATACGGAGACCGTTGTAAACGTACGCCGCCGCAGGGTAGGGCAGGCCTACAAGACGCTCGGAAGCTCAACCAATCCCGGCGGCGATACCTGGTACTGGAGGTTCCTTGAATTCGGAACTGAGCAGGTGGAGGCACGGCCGTTCTTGCGGCCAGTCGCGTCTCAGGCAGGGCAGAAGGCGATCGACGTGTTTGCCACGAAGCTGAGCGAAGGCATTGATCGGGCACTGGCCAAGCAGGCACAGGGAGCAAAGAAGTGATCGCCCCTATCTTCGAGGCCTGCACCGCCAGCGCGGCAGTGTTGGCTCTGTTCGGCACCAGCCCTACACGGGTCTATCCGTTCGGACTGGTAGAGAAGCCGCCGGCGCGGCCCTACGTCGTCTGGCAGACCATCGGCGGAGAACCGACCCAGTACCTGGGCGACCGCCCTGACGTGGACGGGTACTCGCTGCAGATCGACGTCTACAGCGACGACCCGGTCTCGCTGCTGCCGGCGGCGCGGGCGATCCGCGACGCGATCGAGGGACAGGCCTATGTGACCCGCTGGGGTGACCAGGTGAAAGACCCCGAAACCAAGCTGTACCGCTACTCGTTTGACGTGGACTGGCTCGTGCCGCGCTGAAGACGTTCGTCCGTTTCACCCACCCACACCCCGCACTGCGGGGTTTTTTTATGCCCGCAGGGAGACATTCATGAGCATGCTGACGCAAGGCACCCAGCTGTACGGCCTGATCAATAGCCAGATCCGCGAGATCGAGTGCATCACCAACTTCAACCCCGGCGCGAACCCGGCGGACCAGATCGAAGACACCTGCCTGTCCGAGACCAAGGCACGGTCCTACAAGAAGGGCCTGCGCACGCCTGGGCAGGCTTCGGTCACGATCAACGCAGATCCGCGCAACGAGAGTCACTATCTGATGTGGCAGCTCGGTGAGGACGATTCCGACGAGAAGATTCAGTGGGCTATCGGCTGGTCTGATGGCGTGGACATCGCCCCCACGCTGGCGCCGGGCGGCTCCATCAGCGGCGTCAACGTCACCAGCGGCGGCACTGGCTATACCAGCGCGCCGACCGTGACCCTGACGGGCGGCGGCGGTAGCGGCGCCACAGCAACTGCCATCGTTGACAGCGGCTCGGTGATCGGGGTCTCCATCACCAATCCGGGCACCGGCTACACGAGTGTGCCGACGGTGGCCTTCAATGGCGGTGCCGGCACCGGTGCGGCGGCAACGGCCCAGCGCAACAGCGAGCCGGAGATGGTGCTGCCCGAGGGTAGGACCTGGTACACGTTCCTCGGCTACGTCGCCGACTTCCCCTTCGACTTCCAGGCCAACGCTGTGGTTTCCACCGCTGCGAGCCTGCAGCGCTCTGGCGCCGGCGTCTGGGTCCGTAAGGTGGTGACCCCGTGACCGCTGCGAAGCCGCAAGGCCGGAAGCGGGCGGCGCCGCCCGCGTCCGTCCCGAAGAGTAAGGCGGTATCCCTTTCGATCGCTGGCCTGCTGCAGGCCGGTGCCTTCACTGGCCGCCCGGTCGAGAAGGAGGTCAGCTGGCGCCAGGGCGAGCAAGAGTTCACCGCCACGGTGTTCGTGCGGCCGCTGGGTTTCCAGTCCGCAATCTCCGACGTGCTCGCCGCCGGCGGGCGCCAGGACAGCGTGGCCGGCCGCATCGCGGCCTCCATCTGCGATGAGCAGGGAAAGCCCGTCTTCACCGTAGGTGACATCACCGGTGCGTCGGATGCGG